AGCGGTCCAAGGTCCGCTTCGCAGTCGACCGCGACGTCTCCGCTCCCCTGGTCGAAATGCCCGACCAGCACGTCCTCTTCCGCTCGGACAACAAAGCGCCCCTCGGCGTCGTGTCCAGCAAATACCAGGTTGTGCAGCCGGGCGACGTGCTCGAGTTTTTCCGCAACATCGTCAAGGTCGGCGGTCTTGACCTGTCCGCGGCCGGCACGATCTACGGCGGCAAGCGGTTCTGGGCCACGGCCAAGATTGGCGAGATGGCCCTCACTAATCGCGACGAAATCGGCGGCTACTTGTTGCTCAGCACCAGTGCTGACGGCAGCCTGGCCACCGAGGCTCGCCGCACCACGGTGCGCGTCGTCTGCAAGAACACCCTGCAGATGGCCCTCCAGGGTGCAGCTGACAGCGTGCGGATCACGCACCGCTCGGTCTTCGATTCCGACGCCGTAAAGGACTTCATGGGCCTGAACGAGACCGCCTTCGCTGCGTTCAAGGCTGCCGCTCAGACGTTGGCCGAGAAAGCCCTGCACGAGTCCGAGGCGTCCGACTTTGTGGCCAAGTTGTTCGGCGATGGTGACAAAACTCGCGAGTCTGCCGGGTTCAAAAAGGTCATGTCGTTGTTCAACGGCGCCGGCATGGGCGCCATGAACGACGGCGTGTTTGGTACCCGCTGGGGCCTGCTCAACGCCGTGACCGAGTACGCCGACCACCACGTCCGCGCTCGCAGCGATGAGAATCGCTTCGTGTCGGCCCAGTGGGGCGCTAGTGCCCACCTCAAGCGCCAGGCGTTGGACCTGCTCCTCGCCGCCTGAAGGTAGCGGTCAAGGGCCTGCCCACGCGGGCCCTTACCAGTGCCTTTCGGCCTAACCCGTGCCGGCCGGTTGCCGGCGTTCTCTTGGAGTGTTACAACATGAAATCAAACAACCTCACCTTGATCCTCGGCGGCGCCGCCTTCGGCCTGCTGTTCGCTCTCATCGCATGGGGGATGTTATGAAACCCAAGCAGCCCAAGATCACGATCGTGCCATCGCTTTTTGAATCCAAGCCCCTGCCCTCGCCCGCCATCCCCAACGTGTGCTACAGGCCAGGTGCTTTCGATTTCATGAAATGGCCTAGCCGCATGTCTGACACCACGGTGGGCAAGCATGATCCGCTATGGAATTCTCGATGACCTCGGAGAGGTGATCCGCTGGGTCTGGGAAAAGCCGGACCCTGCGGTCTACCGTTTCATAACCAAGCGGATGCCTCGGCGTCCGCGATTCAATTTTGACGACTACGAACCGGCACCCTTCTGATCATGAAAAAACTCAACATCGCTGAATTCCTGGACGACCTCTCCTGGTCCGACAACATGCGGCACAAGCTTCGCGTCATGGCCGATCGCGACGACGTTGTCGCGATTACCGCCTTCAACAAAGACGGCAGGCTTGCAGCCACTGCCTACACCCGCTGGCCTCGCAATTGGCCGGCTAGCACGATCGCAGTCTGGTGCAAGCGCCCCATGCCCGATCGAATGCTTTCGCAAACCCAACAAGCGCTCGAGCTCGTTCGCCAGGGCGCCAATCCGCACGCAGCGGCCGCGCAGTTGGGCATCACAGCCACTGCCGTTTACCGGGCGCTCAAACGCATCGAAGGCAAACAAATCTGCCCGAGCTGCGGACAGGTTGTACGAGACGGTTTTAAAGTTCAATCTGCCGGGCCAGCTTCCGGATGACCGCCCCGGCAAAATCGCGTTCGAGTTTCGCAATCACCTCGACCAGCTCGCGCTCCTGCTCATGCTGCACCGGCACCCGACCGGTGCCTTGGCAGTGCGTGCAAAGCGTATCGCTCAGCATCGGAGTGCCTGGCACAGTGTCGTAGCCTCGACCCCCGCAGGGCTTGCACAGATCGTCTGCCAGATGGGCCAGCACCCGATGCACCACCTGAGGGTCTTGGCCCATCTCGATCAGCCCTCGAGCCACTGCAAAGATCTCGCGCCGATCGCCGCCGACGCGCCACCGCCAAATGCTCAAACTCAGGGGGCTGTGGGCCGCTGCCATCCCGCAGGCCCGAATGATGTCAACGTCGCCCAAGTCGTCGGTTTTGGCCTCGCTAAGATCGTCTGAGTGTTGCGCTGTACCAATTCGTTCTCTCATGTTGCTACCCTCGTTGCTGCTTCTTTCACCGACTCCAGCAGTGCCTGCTGCAGGTCGCCCTTGCTAGCCAGGACGGCCATAATCCTCTCGTCGATCGTTCTTTGCGCTACCAGGTGATGCACCACCACGCTGGACCGCTGGCCGCTGCGATGCAGGCGCGCGTTGGCCTGTTCGTACAAGTCCAGGCTGAAGGGCAGCCCAAACCAAACCGCTACGCTCCCGCCCAGCTGCAGCCCGTCCACGCCGTGCCCACCGGCTGCTGGATGCATCAGCAGCAGCTCAATCTCGCCGCGCTGCCACGCCTTCAACGTTGCCTCGCCATCAAATACCCTTGCCTGCGGAAAGCTGGCCATGATTCGCTGCTGGTCATGCCGGAAAGTCGTAAAACACAGCACCGGCTCGCCCTGCTCAAGGATCTCGCCTAGCGCGTCGATCTTGTCCTTGTGGACGTACTCGACATCGCCCTGGTCGTCGTACACCGCACCGTTGGCCAGCTGCGCCAGCTTGCCTGCAAGCACCGCGGCATTGACCGCAGTCACGTTGCCGCTCACTAGGTTGGCCTCAAGATCCCGGTAGCGGTCCATGTCAATCGCCACCGGCACGACGTTGTCGATGCGCTCCGGCAGCTCAATGCCACCATCAACTCGAAACATGACGTCGCGCACTGCTGCAAAGATCTCGTCCTGCGCCCCCGGTCTAGGTTTCCAGCTGTAGACGATCATCCCGTTGCGCTTGTCAGGCACAAACCATCGATCGCGGTACTTGGTGATCCCGGTGCCCAACCGCTGGCCTTGATCCATGATGCTGATCGGAGCCCACAAATCCAGTAGTCCGTTGGGCGCCGGCGTGCCTGACAGCAGGTACAGCTTGGCGATCGAAGATCGGACTTTTTTCAACGCCTTCCAAGATTTCGATGCTCGATCTTTGAACCCGATGAGCTCATCGATCACCACACAATCGAAAGGCCACTTGCTGCCGCACTGCTCGACCAGCCACGCAAAGTTCTCGCGATTGATCACGTAGATGTCCGCTGGCTGCTGCAATGCCTCTTGGCGGGCTTTAAAGGGGCCTAGAACGCGTTGAATTTTCAAGCTCGATAGGTGACACCACTTCGCCGCTTCCGCGTGCCAGACGAGCTCTGCGACCCTTTTGGGGGCAACCACCAGAGTTTTGCTAATTTCAAACCGGTCATACATCAGCTCCTGGATCGCGGTCAGGGTCACCACGCTCTTGCCAAAGCCCATGGGAAGTGCCAGCAGCTGGTACGGCTGCTCGACCATCCGCGCGATGGCCGTGGCCTGGTAGGGTCTAGGGGAAAAGTTCATCAACAGCCTCCAACGAGTCGAGTACATGAACCACTGCGCCGAGGCTTCGCAAAATTGCGATGATGCGGTTTTGCAATGCTGAGATTTTCTTGCCTGGCGCTTTGAGCTCAGCGAACCAGATCCGCCCGCCGGGCAGGATCACAATGCGATCAGGCACGCCAGACATCGACGGCGAGGTCCACTTGATCGCCAGGCCGCCGGCTTCACGCGCTCGGTCGACCAGTCGCTGCTCAATGCGTCGTTCAAGCATAAAGGGCATAGGGCATTAAGGGGCATTTAATGCCTATACCTATATAGGGGAACATATATTTTCTCCTTCTCTTTCCTCTTTTCTACCTTCTCTCATACATTAAATATATTTCTATTACCCTCTAATACCCTAATGTACTTTTCAAAAACAAAATCAAGAACTTACGATAGGGCAATAGCACATTCAGTCTATTACCCTCCTAATACCCTAATACCCCTCACTTCAAAAAATCTTGCGTTGCGGAGGGTAATGCAAAGAGCACTCTGCCCGAACTTTTTTTCCTTTGCCCTCCATTTACCCTGCGCAATACCCTGGCGGCGCTGATCGTCTGGGACTTGCTTGGGTCCGTAATTCCCACCCTAGCCAAAGCTTCCGTAGCGGTCGCCCACTCCCAAGCAACGACTCTTTCCCAATCAAAACCGCTTAGCAAACGCTCCTCGACTGGATCGACCGCGGTGAAGTCTTCGTTGTGCGCGTTGAGCTCGGCGACTTCACTTTGGTCCAAATTGAACGTCTCGCCTGCTCGATAAGCCAAAAGCACCTCGGCCCAAAGCTGCTGCATGTCCACGCCGTGGTCGCGCTCAAACCCCTCGACCTCGATCGTCCAAAAGCGCCGGTTGCCGGTGTTGTCGTGCAAGTACAGTCCATCGTTGACCGTGCCGCAAAACACCGTTCGCCGGCCAAATGAGCTCTCCGTTGCCGCGTAAGGCCGCCTAATCTTGTCCAGTGGCTGCGTGACAAACGACTTCAAAGCCGAGATGTCGCTCTTGCGCATTGTCGCGTCGAGCTCGCCAAGCTCCACCACCCAGAACGACAGCGCGATCAGCACGCTGTCCTTGCTCCTGGTGTCAAGCGTGTGCCCGGTCAGGATCACGTCCAGGTCCACCGGCGCCAGGCGCTGGAACCAGGTCGTCTTGCCGATGTTTTGCGGGCCCACCAACGTCAGGATCCCTTGGCTGGCGATGCCGTCGGCGCTGAACGCTGCGGCCACCGCCTGGATAAGCCACTTGCGTAAAAGCTTGCGCTTGAGACTGTCGTTGCCAATGGCGCGCACCGTGTCGTAGAACGCATCGAGGCGAGACACTCCATCCCACGGCCGCGACTCGATCCAAGTCGCCACCGGGTTATAGGGGTTCTGGTCAGCAAGCGTGATCAGGAACTGCGCGACATGCTTGGTCGACATGCGCACCTTCTCGCACTCGCTCAGCACATGCGCAATCGCCGCGTTGTCCCGGTTGTCCCGCGAAAAGCCGGAACCGGGGATCAGGATCTCGATCGACTTCTTGATCACGTTGTAGCGAACCACGTAGCGCAGCTGATCGAGTAGCACGCGCATGTTCTCGAGTGTGCATAGCGGATAGCCCTCATCGTTCACATGTACAAATGCCCCAACGGCGCGCACGCGGCTGCGCACCCAGCCCCTGGTCGTGCCGATCGGCAGCGTGACACCCAGGTCTTTGGCGCGCACTTGAAGGGCCTTAGCCAGAATTTCGCGCTCGACGTCAGAAAGCTCAGGCGTGTTAGCGATTCGAGCCGCAACCTGGTCCTGCAGGTCACGCGCATCGGCACACGTCTCAACCCTCTGCTTGAAGTCCTCTAGCAGGCTGCTGCGCTCGTCGCGCTTAGCCGCATCGCGCTTGTCCTTGGTCATCTTCAGGACCGAAGCAAGCGTGATCGGCCCTCGACCCCTGGCGCGCTGCACGTTGAACGATCGCCAGCGGTCCCATCCGTAGTCGGACCCGCCGTACTTGGGGCTGTCCTGGAAAAGCTCATCCCAGAGCTCGAAGCCCTCGTCATCGCCCTCGAACTGGTGGTAGAGCGCCTGGCCGACGCGGATCCAATCCTCGTAGTGCATCTCAAGATCGAGATGCGGACCTATCTCCTTTCGGATGCGGTCTGCGTCCCAGCCCTCGAGCGGCCCCTTGTAGAGCGCCAACGCCCTCTCGCCTGCGTCGCCTTCGATGACCGAGAGGTCTTCGTCCCAGACCTTGCGAATAAACCAGCCAAGGTCCTGCACCTGGGCGGGTAGCCGCGCATGCCCGTTGATCGCGTGGCCCGTGACAGTGAAGTAGCGGCCTTCGCGGTAGAGCTCGACGCCGGCTTCTTTCTTCGTGCGCGAAGCGTCAAGGTTCGTGCGACTAAACACCTTGATGCCGGTGCCGCTGGGCGAGACTTCCGCGTATCCCGAGACTTTCTCGAGCACTTCCTGAGCGAGCTCACTCAGGCTGCCCGTGGCGGTATCGCGGCAGTCGTCTAAATCAATCCCCTGCACGTCTTCGCCAAGCACCAGCCCGACGCCGTCAAACCCTTCGAGGATCATGCCGTCAATGGCATCCTCGAATGTGGTCCACGTCCTGGGATCCGTGGTGCTGGCCGGTCGACCTTCTGCGGTAACGGGCAGCTTGGCCCATATGCTGCTGCCGTCAGGCTTAGTGCGGTGCGCATACCGCCAACATACCCATCTGGGTATAGCGCGGAGCTCGGGCGGTATGTTCTGTAGTTGAATGGGTAAAGCGGTCGGTTTCATGATTCACGGCGCGAGAACACGAACGATGGAGTCATCAAGGCCTTGCGCAGTCCATTCACGGAGTCGCTGAAAATCAGCGCTGCCGTCACAATCCCTTGATCGTCCGGTTCGATACCCTCACGCTCGCAAACCTCCTTGCAGTCCTTCAGCAAGTCAACGAAGTACTCTTGGCGCATTGCCGACATTTCGACTCTCCTAAAATAAAACGCCGCGATCCGCGCGGCCCGGTCTTTCAATGCTTTGTAGGCCCGCCTTCCCACTGCAAAAGCAAGCGTTTTTGGTAATGGTCTTTCAAGTCCTTTATCGCCTGGTCGTCGAGCGTTAGCCCCACAACCGTGCCATCGCGCAACTCAAATTCGAGCTCGGCACCCGACGCAAGAGCGTTGAACGCGCCCATCGATAAGGCCAGTCGGATTTCCATCAAGTGCGCAGCACCGACCAGTCCAGGTCGGGGCGCATCTGTTCTGCACGCACATCCACACCGAGCTCTCGAGCTATTCGCTCGAGCTCCGGCACGCGCTCGGCCGGTATTCGGTTTTTCATCGACCACAGGCTGACCGCCTGCGAGCGCACGCCCACTCGGCGCGCGACGCTGACTGGTCCGCCTAACAATTGAATGATCGCTTTCACTTCCATTTCACCGAATGTTAGCAGCACTATCAATTTACACAAAACACCCTGGACAAAACTGAAGCTGGCACAGGGTTTGCCAATGAGCTAATTCTGTCCAAAACAAATCGACCATGTACGCCCTTGCACTTTGTCTAGCTCCGGCTCACAATGGCGCCACCATGAGCACCCTCTGGCAACGGCTACGGCAGGCTCGCAGGTATGCCGACCTCACGCAGGCTGATCTCGCTCAGCGATGCGGCGTTTCTAGGGGCGCAGTCGCGCTCTGGGAGGCGGAAGACGCCCAGCACCGCACCAAGCCCACGACCGATCACCTGATCGCGATCAGCAAGACCACCAAGGTGCCGCTCGAGTGGCTGATGAACGATGCCTCGCAGCTCGACGAGATCTGGCGCCTAAACGGCGAGTTCGGTGACGGCCAGCGTCCAAATGCGACGGTAAAGGACGTGCTGCCTGACCTTCACCAGGGCGGGCACTATTTCCTTTTTGCTCAAACACCTGAGCAGGTTCGCTCCAAGCTTGAGCAACTCCCCAACCTGCCCCCGGACGTCACGCCGCACTTGGTGCTGGTCGGAGTTAGCGTGGCTGTACACACGGCTGCCACGCCTGCGGACGCCCTGTCCGCTGTAGTCCGAATCCTCACAAAACCTGAGTAGTTTGTAGGGTTTTCTACTGATTTTGTTTGTCCGCAAACGTAAGCTATACTTTCACACAGTAAGCCCCGCTAACAAGCGAAACAGACTATAGGGAAAGGATGGCTAACATGCAAATTCAATTCGATAAACTCGACGGTCCGGCGCTTCGCGTGCTGGCCAAGGCGCTCATCGAGATCGCCGACCTTCAGGAGCAGCAGCTCGAGTCCAGCGCGATATCCACCAGCGATGTCGTGCTCGCAGCGCCGCCGGTGGAAGTCACAGGGGAAGTCACAGGGGAAGTCACGCCCGCACCGGCACCGGCACCTGCCGTGACCCTGGAGCAAATCCGTGCTATTTGCGCAGCCAAATCCAATTTTGGCAAGGTAGCTGAGGTCAAAGCGCTGCTCAAGCAGTTTGGTGCAACCAAGCTCACCGATGTTGATCCTGCGAAGTTCGCAGATTTGCTAACTGCAGCGGAGGCGCTTTGATGGAGCCCAACACCACTAAGGTCATGGCCGAGACCATTCCACAAAGAGTCTTTGTCTTCAACGGCATCAAATATGTGCCCCACTACTCAAAACCTGGCCTGTTTGTGGGTCCAGGTTTTGGACGTGAGCACCACAACGTTTACTTGACATCAACACTGATGGCGCTTGGCGCCCACCCCGAAATTCACCCTCTTTGGCCGAGGCCGGGAGTACGTCTGTGATCAACGTCATCTTGCTGCTCTTCATCTGGCTGCTCTGCACCGTGGTGGCTGGCGCGTATATCGGATTTATAGGGGCAATTGCCTGGAGGATCATGCAATGGTTGCAGTAATACCAATCCGCGCACACGCTAAGCTCAGTGCCAGCGGATCCAAGAAGTGGCTGACCTGCACGCCAAGCGCGAGCCTCGAGGATCAGTTCCCCGACGAGCAATCGGCCTATGCCGCCGAAGGCACGTTCGCACACGAAGTGTTCGAGCTGATGGTCAGCACGTTGGCTGGCCTGATTACCGTTACCGAGCACAACGCAAAGATGGACGTGTTAGGGGCGAATTCGATGTGGTCGCCAAATCTGCAGGAACACGTCGATGACGCAGCGTTCGTGGCTGTCGACGCGATCCTCGAAGCGCGCGATCGTTGCAAGGATCCAATCATCCTGATTGAAAAGCGCCTCGACTTCAGCCCCTGGGTGCCTGAAGGGTTTGGCACCGGCGACCTGGTGATCGTCACCGACGACATCATCGAAGTCATGGACTTCAAATACGGCAAAGGCGTTATGGTCGATGTTGAAGGCAACACCCAGATGATGCTGTACGCACTGGGCGCCTACAACGAGCTCAGCCACCTGTACGACATCAAGCGCGTACGCATGACCGTGTTACAGCCCAGACTGTACAACTACGCTAGCTCCGAGCTCTTGATCGAGGACCTGCTGGAGTGGGCTGAGAAGACCGTCAAGCCCCGTGCGCAGCTGGCCTGGGACGGCGAAGGCGAGTTCGTTGCAGGCGATCATTGCACCGACGGGTTTTGCCGCGCCAGGTTTAACTGTCCAGCTCGTGCTGAGGCAGCCCTGGCTGTGGCACGCAGTGACTTTGCACTTAAGGCCCCCGAGCTCTTGACCCAGGAGCAGCTGCTGTCCGTGCTTGATAAGGCGGACATGGCGGCCAAGTGGCTCGCCGATGTTCAAGCCTATGCGCT